GTAAATATAGCAGCAAAGTTAGTACCTGGAATTATTAAAACAGGTATGTCTATTGCAGCAAACAGAAGAAAAACCAAAGAGTTAGAATCTGTTGCAGAGATGAACCATGCCCAGCGAATGGCAAATGGTGAGGTGGAATATAAAAAAGCTGTTATGCAAAATAATCAGCAAGGGTGGAAAGATGAGTTTGTTCTTATCTTGGTGTCTGCACCGGTAATGCTATTAATTTGGAGTATATTTTCGGAAGATCCAGAAATTATGAAAAAAGTAGAAATGTTTTTTGAGTATTTTAATAATATGCCATTCTGGTATCAAGCACTCTTTATTGGTGTAGTGAGTGCTATCTATGGCCTTAAAGGGGCTGATATTATTAAAAGACCTAAATAACAATCTATGTCAGATCAATCACAAGACATTATAAATGAATATAAGGATCAAATCCGAATCCTTAAACAAGAAGTAGCAGAACTTCAAGATGCCGGTAAAAGTAAAGACGCTGCTAATAAAAGGTGCTTACAAAAGCTAGAATATGCTAATACCGACCTTGAAAAATCTAATAATAAAATTAAAGAATTAGAAAAGAAATTAAAAGAAGAAAAAGCAACGGCAAAAATGATGTATGAACACCCATGAAAATTTACTTAACAATAATTATCTGTTCCCTTTACGCAAACATCTGCCAAGACCCCCACACTTTTACTGATAAACATTATTCTAATATGTATGATTGCTTATTAGACGGCTACCATAAGTCTATTAATAAAACAGAAGAAATTGGTAGGAAAGATGTTAATAAACATGGAATATATACTAGGTTCGTTTGTCAAGAAATGCCTGAAATAATACTTCCAAAAGCTAAACCAAAAGTAGAAGTTGAAACTTAAATATAATTATTGTAGTAGTTACAATTATGCAAATAAGTCAGAACTTTACTTTAAAAGAAATGATGCAAAGCCAAACAGCTTTACGAAATAATTTAGATAATACTCCAAACGATTTACAAACACAAAACATTGAAGAACTTGTAAAAAATATTCTTCAACCTTTAAGAGATTATTACCAAGCTCCAATAAAGGTTACTAGCGGTTTTCGTTCTCCAGCTTTATGTGAATTAATAGGATCAAGTCAAAATTCACAGCATTGTGCAAACAACGGAGCAGCTTGTGATTTTGAAATTCCAGGTTATGACAATAAACAAGTGGCTTCACATATTAAAAACAATTTTGAGTTTGACCAGCTCATCTTGGAATACTACGATAGTTCTGATATAAATTCAGGTTGGATTCATTGTTCGTATAAATCCGGAGCGAACAGAAAAGAATCATTAACAAAAGATAAATCCGGTTATAAGAAATGGTAATTATGAAAAAGAAAAAGAATAAAAAAAATAAAAGCAAAAAGAAAAAAGGGAAAAAGAAAAAAAAATAACCCTATGGCTAAATTGCTTTCATACCGAACTTTTCATCAAAAAGTTGTAAAGTCTAAAAAACTTTATAAAAGAAACCAGGCGAAATCTACATTGATGGATTGGGAGGATGGGGGGCAGTAATGCCGTTTAAATCAAAGAAGCAAAGGCGTTACCTATTTGCAAAGAAACCAAAACTTGCAAAAAGGTGGGCTAAAAAATACGGCTACAAGGTTAAAAAAAGTGCCAAGAGTTAAAACAACTTGGGCTAATAAAAAAAATACATCATCTAGAGTTGTGGGAAATTGTAAGTACTGCAAGAACGAAGTTATTTCAGACGATTCGTTTGTTGTCTTTGCAACGAAAGAAAGAGCTCATCATAGATGCTATGTTAAAGACGCAGAAAAAGAACAAAATAAAAGTGTTTACTTATAACCCCATAATTCTTTAGCTCTTTCTAATAAAGTATTATCGGTTTCATTTTGCCATTTATAGTGAGTAAAGTCAGGAATTATATATTTAGTAAGTTCCTTTGGGTCGGTTGTTATATTTAATAACCTTTCCATTACTTGAGCTTTATGGGTTAATTGTTTTAAAATTATCTTTAAGTTTTCCGGCCTTATTGGCGGACAATTATCTGCATTATAAGTTACATGAGCTTTATCACTAGCATAAACCAAATAAACAGGTTTTTCTTTAGCGACATGATAAAGAGCAACTTGTGATAAATGGTCTATGCTAATTTTTTCCGGAGCAGGAATTGGTTTAGTAGCCCATGATCTAGTTCCGTCTTGTTTTATTTTTCCTTTTCTAGGCCATAGGGTTTTTGTTTCAATAACATATTTGCCGTACAAGTCTATAAAACCATGTGTCGGTATTCCAACATTAGGTAAGCCATGATACGCTTCTATTTCTTCTTCGTATTTATCTTTTTCAAATCCTGGAACTTCACAAAGGCCATTCCATAGATTTTGAATCATAGCTTTACAAACTTTACTAAAATGTTCTTTCTTTTCTTGTTGGTCTTGATTTAAAAAAAGAAGTTTATCAATTTTATCTTTAACCGGAGTGAACATCAAATTCCTTTCTTTTATGTTTTGACATATTCATATCGGTTGTTTGCCAAGACTTACGAACTTTATTCATAAGTATATCTACAACACTTTTGATTCGTTCTACTTCATCATGGTGTTCTACATTACCCATATCAACTTTATTCTTTTGACATTTAGCATTCATTAAATCTGTAAAAGTTGCGTCTAGGGTTTTAGGTTCTTTAGCAAAAGAATTAGCATCCCAACCAAATTTTTTACATAAAAATAATAGTTGTTCTGCACTTAAACCATTATTACCATGTTCAAATTTCTGTATTTGCTGAAATGTAACATTAAGTTCTTGCGACATTTGAGTTTGAGTTTTGCTTAACTCAATTCTTTTCAAAGAAAGATTCTTTGCTATGTTTTTTCTTAATTGTAGGTCTAAAAGTTGTCTAGTCATGTTTCCTTTCTAATAGGCGATAGATGGCCTACGCTGTTTATACACTTATTAGTATAATGAACTATTTAAGTATAAATAGCTTGTTGTTTTTCCTTTTCTTTAGCGATCCTTTCGTCAAATTTAGGTAGTGTATTTTGTATCTTCAAAAACATTCTTTTATGATTCCACATTTTATCCACTGCCTTTTGTTTTCTGACTTCCAGATCCCTTATCTTTTTCGGTTCTATCGTCATCGTTATCCTCTAGTTTTATTTGTTTCTTCAACAAACGAAAGTCAGAGGTTTCAAACTTTGCGTTTGCACTTGGTTTAGATTGAAGATGTGCTTTTTGTGTTGCCTTTTCAACAGTTGTATCTTCAATCGTTTCTTTGGCTAGAACGGAGGCTTCATAGTGCCAAATACTATTTACCTTTGCCATTCAACTCCAAATTCCTTGCTTTGTTGCTACCGATTTTAACTAAATCTCCTCTAGCAACTAATTTATCAACCAAAACAGATATAGAATTAGGGCTTTTATATCCTAAATCTACCTGCATTTTTCGCCTTGTGGGCGACATCTCATGTTTTGTATAATATTTTTTAATATATTTCAATACTTTCATTAATTTAGGAGTCATAGGTATTTTATTTTCCATTTGTCTTTTCCTCCTGAATAACTAATTTTCTTAACAATTCATCATATCCTGCAATATCGTCAAAGTTATCTTTTAAATACCTTTTACTTGATAAAATACGCCATAGTTTAAGCATAATCATAAATATACCAAATATTTTTATAGATACTTTAACCTTTACTCCGTTATGGGCGGTTAAAACATTTTCTAATAATTGTGTCATTACCCAAGAAGTTCTATCAAAACTTCCATAATCTTCTTCTTTTTGTTTTAATAATTTATCTAGTTGGTTAATAAATCTTATATTATCTTCATTAAAATTTTTCATATTTCCTTTTCTATATAATTTTTATAGATACCGGAATTAGGATTTTTTAAAGGGAAGAACCCCTCAGATTTTCCCCAAAGTCTAACACCTCTTAAATATCTAGGTGAGCGTAATTCAAATTTAGATTCATTAGAAAGTTTAATAATAGAAGCGTAAGTTCTTTTTTTATTATCATCTTCCATATTTTTAAAATATGAATTTAAAAGTTCTACGCCTTTCTTCTTTCCGTATTCTTCAAAAAATGTATCTAGTGCCGGTTTCATTCTATATTATTTCTTAATCCATTAATGTATGCTTCTTCTAATCCAGGTGGCCAATTATACCATTGTCCTTTGTCTGTCTTGCAATAGTGTAAAACTACAATATTGTCTTTGTATTTTCTATGAATCCAAGTTTGGCCGTTGCCTTGTTGATAGTTAGGATTTTCTTCAAACTTTGTAATTGATTCCACCATTTGATTACAAGTTTGCATTTGCCAATATGGCAAAGAAGCACTAAAAGTAGCTTGTGCAACTTCGCCATTTAGCAAGTGAAGAAAAACAACAACAAACTTCATCATGATTCAACTAGAACTTCATTCCATCTTGTTTAGACTCCTTTGGATCGTTAAAAACAAGATTGTAGTTAGCAGATTTTCCTTTTTCTTCATCTCCAGGATTTTTAAATGCTACACTAACTTTCTTATTAAACCTTTTTAACAATTCCACAGTTGGTTCTATGTTAATGGGTTGTTTATAGTTTGTGTTAAGTGCTATCTTATTTTCCGCTTCATTGGGATAATATAAAGCAACTTGCATATTAAGACCTAAACCTAACATCTTTCCGTCTTTACTATAAACTTCAGATAAAGAAAAATTGGTATAGTTTCCGTTATCATCTTTAACATTACCAGTACCAATAGTCTTAATGTTGTTTTTATCTTTCCAAATTGTTATTTGGTTAGAGTTCAATGCCATGATTTCCTCCTTGTTCTTGTGCATCGTCTATGGCTTTTCTTTTTTTATCAAAATTAGCCATAGCTGTTTTTTGTTCTTCTTTAGACATATTTTGATACTCTCCGCTGTTCATAAATTTAGATTGCTCCGCATTTAATTTAGTTTGGAGTCCTCTTCTATTAACAACGAAATCTTTTGGTGCAGGAAAACCATCTTCACTATCCATGCCGGTTTCTAAACAAAAACCTTTTAGGTAAGCATATTTTGTAGCGTAAGAAATAGCATTACCGGTAGCGTATTTATCTATTTTGGCAAACGCTGAAGCACCTTCTACTTCTATTTTTTCTCTTGGGTTTTCCACATTAATTAAAGTTAAATTACATTCAGTATAAAAATAATTTTCTATGGTTCTTTGATTTAAGTATTTAGGAATTGCTAATAATTTATTTTCTATTAACGCTTTCCTTATTACTTTAGTAACTTGGTCATGTTCAATAGGGTTAAAGTGCATACCATTTTTTTTAGCACTTTTCTCTACTTTCCCCACTTGTTGCATTACATCTAAAACTTTTTCGTATATAGATTTACTGCTTTTTTTGGTCTGTGATTGTTTTTCCATATATGGCTAATATCTCCTTTACTATATTTAATATTTTATCTTCAATTTGGTTAAAGACTTTAAAACTTAATTTTAATTGTTCATTTAAAGTATTTATTTCTTTATCCTTTAAATCACATTTAACTCTTTCATTTTGTTTATAACGAACTTCTTGTTCTATAACTTGATCTTTTTCTTTAAGTTGTTGCTCCAACACTTCTATTTTTTGTTTCAAGTTATTTATTATTTCCTTTTCCATTATAAACTTCTTCCAAAGTTAAATTTTTAGTTTTCATATCTTGAACCGCTTGGCCTACAAACCCACCAAATTCCATAGACATACTAGGAGGGAGCTTTTTCCTTTCTATGGGTGTTAATAAAACATACTTGGCGACCCAGACATCTAACGGATTGTTAAATTGTGATGGGCTTGTATGATCTAATCCTATATCCAAATAACATTTTTTAATTGGTATAAACTTTGATTCGGCCATACATATTTTGTATAACTATTTGTATAATAAATCAACAATTTTTATATATTTATTTTTCATACTATATATAGTATAAAATTATACTGATTCACTATGAAGCTAAAGGAAATACGCTATAAACGGCATAAAATAAGGGTTTTCTTTGATAAATGCAAAGATTGTTTGGCCTTATATGACCCCAATATTTCAACGCTTACGATAAGCCCTAATTTATCTAAATTAATGCTAGGAAAAATACTTTTCCATGAAGTTTGGCATATAATTTGTTATTTAAACAAGAAAGATATAAATAAAATAGGCGAAGAAAACACAGCTATTCTTGCCGAAGAATTTGCGGTTGTTCTATCAAAGAACCCAACACTTAAAAATTTAATTTATAGGTGTTT